GGCATAAAGCTGTATTTTTTCATAATATGTTGAATCTCAACTATATTCTTATATATACGTTCAATTCCATTTCCCATGCTTTGTCTAGGGAGTCCTTCCTTTATTCTTATATGATTTGTCCCTTGATTCTTTACTTCTCCAAAAAAGATAGGAACATTATCTGCTGTGATCATACCACCATCGGGTCTAATGCTGGCACTTTTATTTTGAAGGGTATAACCCTCTAAATCGTAGTAGTCTGAATCTTTTTTAATGTTTTTATGCCATTGAAAATCCATTTCTGGATAGTTAGCTTTTAATTGTTGTATTACGTATACAACTACACTTACCATTTTCGCTTCAATAGTCTTTGCATCTTTTGAAAAGATAGTTCGACCACCACCGAAGTTAGTATGTGTTTTACGTAGTAAGTTAGTGTTACTCATATTAATCTCCTGTTTAATAATAGAAATAATTTTCTATTAAATATATTATAACAAAAATTAAGGGCTATGTCAAGTAATAAATTTAGTTAAGGTAAATTTTATCTAAAATATCTTTGAAGTGAGTTTCGAGTATTTCTTTAGCTTCAGCTAAGGATAGAATTTCAATTAATCCTTCAAATAATGCTCTTGAATTTTCAAAATCTAAAATCATATGAACTCCTTTATCTGAAGGTTTAAAATCTCCTTCAAAATCTAAGTAATACTTTCTAATATGTAAGTATTCTATTCCTCGAAATTCATTAATTGTTAATTTAATTTGTTCAGCACCATCTTCAGATTGACTGATAACTTTTTGATACACCTCAGGTGCTTCATCTACTTTCACTTTTTGTTCCTCAAAATTGATTGTAGAGGAGCAATATGTGTTACATTCGCAGGTCTTAAAAGTCTATATGAATCTGTATCCCAGCAAAAGAGTAAAACTGTATCATCGGATTCTTTAGCTCTATTCTTTTTACTTTGGATATATTTATTATCAAAATTTAAGGTACATACATTGTATTTTAACTTTTTAGAGTTTGTACTCCTATAAGTTATTATAGCATCTTCATACTCAGTTACAACGTCCTTGAATTTCCATTTTTCCACTAAGATTCTCCACTACTATCAAGAAAACTCTTTCTGTTAGTAATGGTAAAATCTAATTCATTGTGGTAATGATGTTCGTGAAATAAACTGCAGCTTTTCCAGTTAATCTATCTATAATACCTTGATCAATTTCTTGACCAGCATCTTGTATAGCATCTGATAATGCACTCTGTGCATCAGCTTTACTAACTCGACTGCCACCCGTAGAATTGCTACTAGAACTCGTTGGTGCTTTTTTCACATATACACCTGCTCTTGTCAAAATCATTCTGACTCCGTTAGGGCTTTCACCCAAACTGTCAGCAACGTCTTTAACAATTTCCATACTTGTTTCTGGAGTTGGTTCTAATTCTGTATAAAGATTAACTGCTTGTGCTTTCTTGTTATCGTCCCAAGCCATTCTTCTTCTCCTGTTTTTGCCACGATAGCCGGGACACGTCCCTATCCTATCGAGCATTTCGTTATAAAATCTGTCGCCCATAATCTTTCCAATTATTATATCTATAATAACAGATTTTAAGGGCGATGTCAAGAACTATTTTTTAAATTCTTAATCGTCGTTTCTTTTCATTATGGATTCTGTATATCCATATACCCACCTTTTTCTATAGTCATCTGATAAAGCAAGAGGTAATCCCACCACAGGTAGTAAAAAGTTTATTAATACAGCATACAATATAAAGTGTAAAACTGTATAATTAGCCATAGGGTTATCGGGTTGTTTTTCTTTTATAATCTGAACAATGAATCTCCATGTTCTGATTAATGTTAAATACCATGTTGATACCCAAAAAGCAGCAAGACATTGCCACCATACTAGATTTTCTATTAAACTCATAAAACTTTCTCATATCCTTTTGCCCTTTTATTAAATTTTTTTATTTTTTCTGTTCAAGTTCATGTAGTAATATTACTGCATAGTGTATAATCTTAAACAAATCTTCCTCTCTTTTTTCCCCACTACCTTTCTTCCCAAAGCGTTGTGCATATTTTATTATATTACCTAAACAAAAGCCTTCACCTAAACCACAAGCATTTATAAATTCTGTAGCTTGTATACTACTCTTTGCATAGTGTCTACTATAGGTAGAACTTATATAGTCTCCTACTTTAGCTAGTATTTGTTTTTCGTTGAATTTTCTCGTCATTGGTTTTTTAAGTGGTGGATTGTAATTATCAATCATCTCCATTTAATTTCTCCCTAGCTATATCCATTCCAATCTTTTTAATGTATCCCAAAGAACGTAGACAAAACAAATCCAAAAGCCTCGTCTATAAAAGTCGGCTTTATCTTTTTTATTCCATTTATTATCATTCATTAAAAATATGGGTGGGGTGTTGTTCTTTGTACTTCATTACTAAAAAATCATAATTTTTTGTAAAATAAGCATTAAAGTTTTCGTAGGGTATTTGACCTACGTCTTCCCTTTCTTCCATATTTTCATAATATAACATTCTGCAATAGTTAATAAATGGTGTATTTTCAAATTTTGTTTTCATTTTTATACTAAAAGGAGACCAAACTTAGTGTAGCGGATAGACAAACATCATTTTTAAAAATATGTAATTGTCGATTTTGTATCCTACTTATTAAGTTTAGTCCCCAAATTTGTTAAGATATTCCTACAGAAGTTAAGTAATTTAACATAGATTTAACGGTGTGCATTTCTTCAATTTCATTATCAGGTATTTCGATCCCAAATTCTTCTTCAATATTTAAGATTAACTCGACCGTGTCTAAAGAATCTGCACCTAAATCATTCATAAAATTCGAATCTAATGAAATTTCATCTTCTCCAAGGTCTAATTGTGTTGCTGTTAAGCTAATAATTCTAGATTGTATACTCATTTTTATCCTTTGCTGTTAATTTTATCTTTAGCTGTTCCAGCATATAAGCCGAACCAAGCTGCTCCTGCACCTACTATGATACTAACTAAACCTGATTGTTCTAGTGTTGGCTCTGGTAGTTCCATAAACCATATCGTACAATAATACAATAAGAACATATACACACTTAGAAATGCTCTTGGAAATATTCTCCATGCGTCCACCATATTAGAAAACCATATGTATTTTTGCCATGGATTTTCGGGCTCTAAAGCCATTTCCATTTCCATTATTTTTGCTTTTAGTTCCCCTATTTCTTGAACCATAGCCATAAACTTATTTAAGTCTAGTTCTACTTCATTACGACTCATGTCTCCATGAAAAGATTCGTGTCCGTTAGACATTATTTTTCTCCCGTACCCTGACTAAGGGCTTTGTCATAAATGACTAATGTTTATCCATGTCTTTGATAAACTTATAATCCTTTTCTTCCATATCCATATCTATAGGTTCCACACTATAGCTATACACTTTTATAAAGTCAGATATAGCTTTAAGAGGATTGTAGCCAAGATCTTCGAAGAATTTTATCCACGTTCGCGGATTATTTTCTACATCTGTCTTGACAATTACTTCTATTTTATAAAGTTGTTTTACTGTCATATTAATTCTTTAATTAAAATTATAAGTATAAAGACTATAAATACCCATTCAGCTGGGGAATCTATCATTCCAACGATAAAATTTATTATTTTCACGTTTATAAAACCAACCTTTATACTTATGATTACTTAGAGGACATATACTTTCTACAAAAGTATGTCCCTTTTTTGTAAAAGTTCTTCTTTTTAGACCTTTATCAGCCCAGTAGGCTCTAAGTGTGTCATTAAAATCATTCATTCTTCTACGTCCGGTTGTAGCGGCATCCACCCTGCTGGTGGTGTACCACATGAGTCCGAATTGTTAATCATAGTAAATGCTTCAACTATATACTCCTCAAGAGTCATTCCCCTTGAAGCAGCATGTTGTCCCATTTTCATTACAAAATCATCTGAGACATTAATAGTTTCGCCTTTATATTTGATTTCCAATTCGGACTCCGTTAAAGTTATTTAATATTAATTAACTTAGGTTTTTCACTCTCTGGAATATCAACTTTTAGTTTTAATACTAATAGTCCTTTATTCATTCCAGCTTCAT